CAACCTTCTTGGATCGGCTCCAGTCTTAAGCCAACGATTGGTATTTCCCTCGCCCCAGTTGTAGGCAATCGCAACAATCTGAGGATCGCCATACTGACGCATCAAATGCTTAACGTGCCTATTCATGGCATCAGATGCTTGCTTGGGGTTTGTAGGATCAATCTTGTATTGACCAGCGGTCTTTGGCATGAACTGAGCAATACCAACAGCACCAGCAGTTGAGACTGCTGTCTCTGGATTCTTTATGCCGCCTGTTTCGTTGTTCAGCAAGCGCAGTGAAATCTTGGGGTCAACACCATGCTTCTTTGCATCCTCGGCAACCATACCTGCATATGGATGATCCAATGGGTTAGGGATACGCTTTGGTGTCTTTGCCGAAGTTGCTGGGGTTGCTGGGGTTGCCTTCACCTCCACTCGCTCTTTTGCTTTTGGAGACTCTTGAGGCTTGACCTCTTCAACACGTTCTTTGGTCACCTCACGAACTTCAGGGCGACTTTGTGTTGGGGTCTTTTGCAAAACAGAGCTTCGCTCCATTTCATATCTTTTGGATGTGGGTGAGGCCAGCGCCATGATAGTGTCAGTCGAAGGACTAGAGCGAGCCATTGTGGGTGATGCGTATTGTTCAGCGCCGTAAGTGGAAAGAATCCTGTTTAAATTGGCTTGATGACGAGCAAACTCATCATCCTCTGCGCTTACGCCATCATCACCATCAACATAGTCGCCTTCGGCAAACGCAACAATACCGCCGCCAGCAAACTGAGGAGGCGCTTGCATTTGACCAAGGCCAGCAAGGTCAACACTTGATTGGGGCGACTGAGCCATTGGCTGTGGCGCTTGAGCCATTGATTGAGGTGCTGGTTGAGGTGTTGGTGGCTGAACATTTCTAGCCATCAAGTTTTCCAGCACAGTGGGTTGTGACATTGCCTGCGGAGCAGATTGAAGAGCCTTTGTCTTTGCAACAGCCTCAATCATCTCCGCTTTGCGAGAAAGAATAGGCGCAACCATCTCAGGCATGATTTGCTTGCGCTGTGCCATCTGCATGATCAACGACTGTGGCAGTTTTGCCAAGTCATCAAGGGAATGCTTTTGTTGCTTGATTTCGCTCAAAATGCTCATTTCAAAGCTCCAATTTATTATTTGCTTAACTGATTAAGTCCGTACAGAGCTTGCAGTCCACCAGTGAGTTGACTTGCAAAACTTGGTGGAGGTGTCTGAGTAACTGTTTGACCGCCTGTTTGAACAATGGGAACACCACGAAGAATGTTTGCCATATTTCCAACCTGCTCCATTGGGAAGTCTTGCTTACGCATCAAGTCAGAATACTGAGCGTCTAATTGCTGTTGCTGGATTGCTCTTTGCAAGTCCCCATAAGCGCCTTGCGCTTGAATGTTTGCCAAGTTCACGCCGCTCGACTTTGTTGCCGTGTCTGTCAAGCCTTGAGCCTGAGAGAGTTGTGTCTTCATGGCGTTCTCATAGGCTGTGCTGTAGCCTTTGCCCATGATGTCAGAGATGTTGGTTTGCAAGTTTTTGTTGGCTTGCTGTTGGGCCAAGATGTTTCTTGCGCCGCCATACGTTCCCGCACGAGCCGCACCACGATCCTGTGCAACAGAATTAATGCGAGCATTTTCTGTCGCCTGACGGATTTGCGGGTCTAAGGCAAGTTGCAAGTATGGGTTCATGTACTGACCCACTTGACTTGCATTGCTCATACCGCTGTAAATATCGCTTGCTTGACCAAACCCTTTATTAAGACTCAGCCCTTGAAGTTGTTGACCAACTTGATTTTGCATTGGAGACACGGAGGCAATGCGACTGCCGCCAGCAAGGCCAGCCGTGTTTAAGGCGCTCCCATACACGGTGTCGTAATTGCGTGTTGTAAGTTCTCTTGATCTTGGCAAGATGCCTTGATCACCAGCACCAGCTTTTGATTCAGCCGCATTGAAATACGGCATCAACTCCGGTGGAATTGTCTGTTGACCCGATACTGTGGTTGTTGATACTGGCATGATTTCTCCTTTAGGCTGGCATCAATTTAGTGGGATTGATCTGCTTGCCTTGCTTTGGATTTCCTGTTCTTGCTTTGCGGATTCGATTCATCATTGCGTGAAGTTGTTTTGCTCCAGCCTTGGATGAGCCGTTGCCTAAATGAGAGACAACGTCCGCAGGAATTACAAACTCGCCATCAGCAAGGCGAGCTTCTTGATGTCCGTCAATCTTTGCTTTGATGGAGTCACTCATTCCGTCTCCGCCGCCAGACAGAAATCTTGGTTCTCCGCCACGAGCGTAACCACCAATGCCATATTCTGGGATTTCACCGCCCATTGCATACATAGGCATTTGACTTCCTGAACTGAACTTAAAGCCATTGGCAAGTCCACCCGCATTCATATCTTCGGGTGGGGCGTAGTTTTCTACAGAGCCGCCAAAAGCAAATGTTGTTTGAGGCTGTTCTGTTTGAGCGTATTCATCGTATAAAGTCTTTGGGCGTTTGCCATAAAGAGTTGCTTGTTCTTGCGTTAACTCTGGCTCTGCTTCATATCTGTATTTCTGGACATTTGCATTTGCTTCGGCAATTGCCTGATCAATTCTTCGTTGATTTTCCAAATACTCTTCGTTTGAAATATTGCCTTTGTCATAGTCATCTTGGTTTTTCTTTGCTTGCGCTTCTAGCGCAACAGCACCAAGTCCGGCGTATGCGGTGTAACTCATACCGGCATTAAAAGCCTGAGCCGCTGGCATGATTCCGCTAAGGCCTTGAGGCCCAGCACCAACAAGGTTTTGGACTCCTTGACCAACCTGAGAAGCTTTGTCAGCCATGCCAGAGCCAAGATTCTCCAAGGCAGTTGGGGGTGCGGTGGTGGCGGGAGTGAATTCTGTTGCCTGAAGGCCAACATCTCCTCCAGTTGGATATTGTCCGGGGCCGGGCGATTGAAATGCTCCTGCGGCATTAGAGGTTGCCGCTAAACCTGTTCCAGCGGATGAAGCGGCACTTCTTCCTGCGGTGGCGTAAGGATTTATTCCGGCACTTGAAGGCGCTGTCGAGGTAAATCCATAATCCACAGGAGTTATACCTGCGGTTGTGGATGTCACTGGAGTGGCTGATGCCAAGCCATAGTCTGCTGGTGCAACATATCCAACTTCTGCGGCGGCGGGATTAAAAGCTTCTGTGCCTGAAGTTATGTCATAGTTGGCTCCACTTCCATAGCCAGCTGACCCTCCATACCCAGCCGCACCTGCCAAACTTGTGGTCAGGCTACCAACGCCATAACCCTGTAAGCCGCCTACAATTGCGCCAGACAGGTCAAAGCCTTTTCTTCTAAAGCCTCCAGTGCCTCCTGATGCCGCACCCAGCGCCGCAGAACCCAGCGCACCTGCCGGAGTTAGAGCCAGTCCAACTTGAGCAACAGTTGTCCAGCCTCCGGGAATAATATCTTCAACTTTGTTGTTGATCCATCTGGAGGCATCACCTAAATCGATGCCAGTCAGTTTTGTTATTGGCCTAGTTAAATCAATGCCAGTAACATCCACCTTGTCATTTGTGGCCCACTTTATAAACTTACCCAAACCTTGAGGTTTAATTTTTCTGTCGCCAACGTGTTTAAACGCATCTTCTGGAAGGTCTGGAATTCCTAAGAGGTGCGCTGAAGTGCTGTGTCTCATTTTAAAAACTCCTTAAATTTGAGCGGACAAAGTATGACCGTTTGAATTTTCCGGTTGAACTGGTACGCCAATTTGTTGAAGAATTTCAAAAAACATAGCATCTTCATCATCGCCATAAATTACATTTGCGCCAGATGCTTTGATTTTTTTAATCGCAGACATCACTACATTAGGAAGAGCCATCGCACCATCTGCGGTGAACATGACCACTTCGACAGCATCGCCGCCAGCACGAGTTACCAAAAAAACCGAGTCGCCTTCTTTGAGCAAAATTGAATTTCCTGCTTCAATCACTTTTTTAAGCGAAGCTAAAACTAAAGCCGGGTCTTTCCCCTCTTTGTTTGCTTGATTTGCAATAATTTCTGAGGCGTTCATACGCTGGCGCTCCTATGGTCAGTCTCTTGAAATAGTATCATGTTTAAACTCTCTAAGCATCAATTTTATGAGGTTGTGACAGTTACGTCACCAACTTCTACGGTGGCAGACAAACTTGCGGCATACGCCTTGTAGTCAACAACAATCATCAGAACATCGCCACTTTGGTAAACCGAACCAACCGGCAAGCCAGCCCCAGTGACTGGAAGCCTCGACAAGGTGATGGAATCCACTTGAATGGGGGTTGTTGAGTCCAAAAGGCTAAAGTAATTTCCCAACGCACGAATAAGCTGATTCATAAAGTTCAAATCGTATGCCGTTGTTGGCATAGGAAGAGTTGGGGCTTTGAACTTTAAAAGAGCCATTAGCGAGTACCGTCCGGTCTGCCGTCAAGGCGAGGCGCACCAAGTTGCCATGCCACACCCAGATTCACAGATTCAATCTTGAAACCCATCTGGCGGGCACGGGCACGAAGAAATATTTGGTCGGTGTATTGGTTTACTGCGGTCTGAATGACCGGCTCGCTGGGTTCTGACTGATATGCGCCTCCATTGAAGTTTCTTGGCTTCATCGTAATAAGCACTTCTGGATTGGCGGCAGTAGAGCCAGCAAAGTCTACGTCTGGAATTATTCTTTTGATAAGAATCAGACGCTCACCATCTTGCAAATCGGTATCGCTTGAGGTAATGAAAGAAGCCATAGGCAGGGTATCGTCATCGCACCCCTGCTCTTGGTTGTAGTAATAGCCATCAGTTCTGACGGACTGAGGATATTGCCGCAAAGGACTGTCACTCCAAGCGGAGCGGTCTATGGTTCCGTAGTACCAAACAAGCTCAACGTGATTCCAAATAACATAGCTGTCGTTTGAGTCTGAGTTTGCGCTTGGATAGAACCACCAAATCTCATTCCAGCCTTCATTTGTTCCACTGATAATTTGATCCGCCTGTTCAAAATTAAGATTGTTGAACACATGGTTTCTTAAAGAGGTTGGCAGAGTTGTAATCGTACCGTTGTACATATAAAACTTGTCCAACCCCATCCAATAGGTTGTGTTGTTGGCTGTTGCCTTGGCTCGTGGGCTGATGATGGAAATATTATCAGCAAGCTGTTGATAGCTGAAGATGTCGTTTGTTCCTGTGAACTGCAAAGAATAAAGAATGGATGTAGTCCAAATCAAAATCTCTTGCCGCACCCTTAAAGCGCAAACAATTCTTGACCCTGATGGCAATTGAAGAAAGCCAGCAGAGTTTTCAATTGTTGGAGTCCAGTTGAGTGGATTATCAATATCTGACCAACGAATCAGCAATGGATTAAATGTTGTGAATCCGTAATCGTTTGCCCCAAAAGCCAGCAAAATCTTTTGGTTTTGAGAAACCAGCATTTGGGTTGCTTGAATAGGGCAGTCACTTGCACCTGTCATAAACTGAAGCTCAACAGGCGGCGTGTACTGAGGGTCACCACTGACTTCCGTGTATGTCCAGTAGTAAATAGCTCCGCCCCGAATATTCATTACAACATCGTTGTCGAAGTTATCAAACCACCAATCTCTCTGAAGAGAAATAACAGGCGCTGGAGCGCCAGTGCCCCAGCCAGAACGCCCCCAAGTACCCGCACCCCAACCATATCCGTAGGCGGTGATTTCGTTGCCTATGTTGATTTGAAAGCCAGCGTAGATTGCTGTACCGCCTCCGGTTGTGCTTGCCGATGTAGCTGTAGAGGTGACGGTAAAACTAAATGTATTGGCATTGATGTAGGTGATTGTCTGGGTTGTATTTAACTCTGCGGCAGGAATACCGCCAAAGGTTGTTACGCCAGAAAAGGTAACCCCATCGCCTGTAACCGCCCCATGAGCAGTAAGAACGCAGGTAATGACATTGGAGCCAATTGCGCCTGTTGTCAGGCAGTTGTTTGTTGTTGCTGGAGCAAAGATTACTCGCAGTGGAGTAATGTCATACAAAACCGTTCCAGCCTCTGCATACACCCGAGAGCTTGTTCCAAGAAACATAATGTTATCGTCATAGCTGGTGACGTAATTAAACATTTGGCGACAAACGCCAAGCAAAGGGGTTGTAACGTACTTGGCCCAACCACCTATTTTCTGAGGACTTCCCAACAAGAACCTAATCTTGTCGCACTCATACCAGCCACCTTCACCCATGTAGTTGGTTTGATCCCTGTTTAAACCGGGCTTGTAGAGAAGCTTTTGCAAAGACATGGCTGACCTTTAGGCGACAAGACCGTTTAAATATACTGTTTTACCGGCTTGTTTGGTAGCAGTAAGTTCTTGATTCTTTAAATTGTCTGGGTCGTAGGAGACATGAACCCAACCAGAGTCGGGAATGCCGGGCGTGTAAAACTCAAGGATAAGCTGTGTGTAGTCCAAGTTGTCCATGATCCATTGAGCCAATTCGGCATTTGGAACGCTGGGTATTTCAATATCAGCCGCCATGCCACGGGTGTGATCGGATGGTTTAGCGCCTTGAACGCCGCCAGCCGCCGCATTAACAGCCAAAGAGCGAAACCCAGAGTTCACCTTGACACCCTTGCCAAAGTGATCACGCACAGGCTGAAGAACTCTCTCAGCCAAGATTTTGAGATACTCCGTTTCCACCGGCCCGGGGGTGTTGTCGATGTTTAAACGCAACGCTATTTCAGACTTGGTCAGTTCGTGCAGGGTAAAGTTGGCGGTTAGATTCATTTCATACTCCTCACTTTTTCATAGGTGTCGATACAGGCGTTGAGTTGCCTGATGGCTTGGTCGCCTCTGCTGGTGAGATCGACAAGAGCTTGAGCAACTCCTCCGTCAAGCTCGGCTCTTGCCTCTGTATTTCCGCTGGAAGCGGGGGCATCTCCGGCGGCTTGTACGGGGCACTCGGGCGCTTTGACAGGAATGAACAGCTTGCGATCGCCAGAGGCAAGATCAGCACGAAGCTTAGTTTCTTTAATCCGTGCAACATCGTTGGCTTTCCTCAAGGTTTTGGCGTAGGTCTGAGCAACCTCTGCCATGCGTTGTTCTGTTTCTCTTGCTTCAGTGTTTAAACGAGCTACTTCAGCTTGTTGGCGGGCCTCTTCGTCATTTAACCCTTTCCAGTACCCGCCGCCAAAACTACCAAGGATGGCAAACACGACAGCAAGCAGAAAGTAAGGGTTAAACATACTCATGGCTTGTTGACCTCTTCATCATCGTGGGAAAGCTTGATGCCAGCCAACAAACCAATGAAGCCGCCAACCACTGTTTGGAACGCAGGGCTGATGAGCTTGAAGATTTCAGCGTTGTCCACCTTTTCGTCAAATAATCCCATCATTAAGGTAAACACCATGCCACACACAACAATACATAAAGTTGAGGCAACCATTAAGGTCACTCTGTATGTCAGCTTGCCTCTCAGTGTTTGCTCCATGCTTACCCCTCCGCCTTGCCACGAACATAGGCTTGTGCCGCCATGAAGGCCACCACGATGGTTCCCATTGCCGCACAGTAAGTGGTGGTCAAACCACTCAATGCGTTGACCTTTTCCAAGCTTACCCAAGCAGAAGCCAAGAATGCAATCAGTACAGGCGGCGCACCTAAAGCCGCCCATGCCATCACCCTTTGCTGATCGGCTAATTTATCAAGATTATCAAGTTGAATTATTCGTTCAGAGCGAGACAGTTCAGCATCAGTAACCACGCCATCACGGTCAGCGTCAAACTGGTTGTAGGCTGAGTCTTTCTCAAGTTGCTTAGTCATGTTTTTTCCTTCGATCAAAAAGCGGGTTATCTTTAAATTCCTCTGGAATTTTCCGATTCTTCCTATCAATTTCCCGTCTTAATTTTTCCACCTTCTCAAGCTGTTGTTTGACTTCATGCTTTGCTTCTAGCACATCAAGGTACATGAAAGCCAACAACGGCAACATGAATGCAACCAGAAACACCGCCACAACCCAGCCAGCCATCCCCATCACAAGCTCCTCAGTTGTTTCAACCACAGGAGCCATATCCACAGGTATGCGATAAGGATTAAGGTTAGGACTGCCGCCCCTGCTTTGAGGCTTTGGTTTTTTTCCCTTTGGTGTCGTTGCCATCTCTGTCTGCGCTCTTTCTGCTCTTGCGCCAGTCGAGCCGCCTCTTGCTCTGCGGCAATAACATCCCTCATCTCAAAAACCTTACTGTACAAAGCTCCCATCTCTGGAGGGCTTTGATAAACCATTGTCTCCCTTATCGTCACCTCCAGAGCCGCCATTTGATCCTGCGCCATGACCCGCTTCAATGCGGATTCCATTTGATTCTGGTCAGGCTCGTAGATGCTTCTGGACTTTTCTTCTTCCTCTCGAATGTGTGCGGCTAACTGCTCTTGGATTCTGAAGAATTCTGTAAGATTTTTGACAACTCCAACCATGACCTGCGTTTCGTCAACAGCGATGTATTTGTCTTTCTTTTTCGCCACAGGCTTGGGCGAGACAGGAGTTGACGCACCGCCAAAGAATTTTGCCAACGTCCCCCAGAAACCATAAATTTCTCTTCCGATTCCAACAGCTTCATCGACAGTAGCCTTAACCTCCATGAAAGAGGTCTTTGCTTGCTTGTAAAGCTCACAACCTTCTTTGATGGCGGCGACACAAGCATTTGCGGCGAAGAGAAGGGAGATCGGATCAATTTTCTATCCAGTTTAAACGGGCTGTTGTGGAGTGGTTTCTACTGAAGCCTCAATCACAGGTTCTACTGGAGTCTCAACTTCAGGCTCCACAACAGGGCTATCCACTGGCTCCACAACGGCCTCTACAGGAGTTTCAACGACTGGCTCAGGGGTAGGCTCAGGGATAGGGCGCAAGTCGCCTCTGTCCCATGCTGTGGTCTCTTGATTCCATGTGTAGAAGTACTCATCCACAGGCATGGCAATAGGAGGATTCCACAACCATGTGGCGGTGTCCAGCACCCAGTTGTCGTAGGGCTGGGGTGCGATGAAGACATCGTTGACATCGTCATAGGTGTAACCAATGCCAGCGTAGTTGCCACGCAATGGGCGACC